GCTGCTCGGGACGTTGTTATTGTCCTGGAACGCCCCGGCGCGGCGAGCAGTTTGCGTGGCGCCCGTGGCAAGCGAGGTGCCAGCCTGGAAGAACCCGCTGGTGCGGATGCTGCTGGCCCGCTGACCGGCGTTCGCGCTCTCAAGGCGCGACTGCTCCGCAGCCCGCTCGGTCTGGAGCGCCTGTAGCTCGCTCTCGAATAGCTGGTCCTGGACGGCCAGTTCCTGCCGCATCGCCTCGTCGGCCAGCACGTCGGTCGGCGTTCCGCCAAGCTGGATGCCGCTGGCGCCTACGGCAGCACGCGCGGTGCCGATCCGCCGGTCACCTCGACGGCGCTGGCGTTCCGCTCGGACTTGGGCGGCTTCGCGCTGCGTCTCGGCCCGCTCCTCACGCAGCCGGGCCTCACGCGCGGCCATAGCCTGATTGAACTCAGCCTGATCCGCGCGGGCCTCTGCGCTGGCGATGGTGCCGACAGCCGAGACAGCGGTGCTGATCGCGCCAGCGATGATACCGAAAGTCGTACCCATCAGCAATCCCTTCCCTTGATCTTACTGAACAGGTAAACATCCTGCCCGTCCGGTGTCCAGGCCCTCATGCGACCTTCCCACCGGAAGCCGAGGACTGCCGTCATCCAGAAGATTTCGTCCTCCTGGTGGACTTCGGACATCGCCTCGATGCGGCGGAAGTGGCCGTCCCGGTTCATCCAGCGGTGGAGGTTCCGGGCGACGTACTTGATCCGCCGGGCGCCCATGTTCTTCGAGAACACGGTCCACGAACGGTAACGAGGGCCACTGCCTTCGTACCCCTCGTCCAACAGGATCAGCCCGACGATTGCGAAAACCGTGCCATCATCGTCGATGCAGGCCCACGCGGGGCCAGTGTACCAGAGCGGGTCCTCCGGCTGGTGGAGTTGCCACATCCACTCCTGGCCCTCACGCGGGTCGATCCGCCGGAGGTGGTCTGGGGTCAGGTCCTCGATCTGCATAGCTCGCCTCCATTACTGCTGTCCGCCAGCGTCCCGGTAGAACTCCATCGACGCCGCGACCTGGAGGATCGTCATCGGCAGCGGCTGCGTGGACCGCACGACGATGTGGGCGTCCAGGTCATGCGACATCGGGAAGTTCACGTCCTTGAACCCCGTGAATGGCGGGACCGGCTGATCCATCGCCATCGAACTGTCGCGGAACTGGAGCGTGTCCAGGTCGCTCGCGTTGTACCCGTATTTGGCACCGACCGTCTCGTAGAAGAAGATGTGCAGCTTGTGGATGCGCTTGATCTTCCCCGAGAGCGTGTCGGCCTCGACACCCGTGTTGAACGGGAACGTCCGAAGCCCGGCGCTGTACGGGAACCCGACGTGGACCACGCTGGCCTCGAAGTCCAGGTCGATCTGGCCGTTCGACACCACGCGCTGCGGGTGCGCTGCACCGTCCGCCAGCACATCGACGGTTTCACCTTCGAGGTGATCGAGCCCGGTGATCGTCTGGGTCGGGGACCCGTCGTAGGTGAGCCCGCTGTCCACGAAGAACGCGTCCTCGATGGGCTTCTCGTCGTTCAGCCAGGGCTCCTGCATGAACTCGACGTAGCGCACCGGGGTGCCGTTCACGTCGCGGCGCACCACCATCCAAATCTGGTCGAGGTTGCCCTCGGTGACGTTGGTGATGCTCTCGATGAACGCGTCACCGCCGTTGAAGGTCCCGCCGATGGTATGCTGGTGCCACGCGAACACCTCCTGGTCGCTCTCGATGGTGAACCCGATCAGCCGGGCGTCGTTCCGCAGCGCCCAGAGGATCGAGTTGCGGTTCTGCTGGTAGGCCAGCCGCACGATGCGGGGCCGCAGCAGATGCTCCGACACCACCGAGAAGTCCCGCGCCCGCAGGCCGTCGATGTCGAAGTCGAACGCGAGTTCGCGGATCACGCGGTTGCCCCGCTGCACGAACATCAGGCTGTGCCCGATCTTCGCCGGGGGCACGATGTCAGCCGAGCCACGGTTCGTGTTGCGCTCGGCCTCGATGCTGTTCGGGCTCAGCGGGTCCGTGGTGGTCGCTGCACGGACCAGGAACTCGGCGCCCGAGGTGCCTACCGCGAGCCCCGCGTTGAGGCTCTCCATCCAGCGGATCGCGTTCACCTGCGAGGCCGAGATCGTGATGTTGATCGCGTCGTCGTTCGACACGGTGCCGTCCCGCGCCGAGGGCTGGAACAGGTCGAAGTCGGCCACAGCCGAGAACCAGATGTTCTGCGGGTTCGTGTCGGTCGCGCCGAACACCAGCCGCTGATCGTGGAACGTGACCACCTGGGGCCAGCCGGTCGTGCCGGACCATTCGCCCAGGCGCCAGTCCGCCGTGGCGTTGGTGTTGTTGAAGCCGTCGCCGCCCACAACGATGTCCACCTCGGTCGAGGAGTTCACATCGACGATCTCGGCCCAACCCCAAGTGCCGCTCTGCTTGAGCCGAACCACGCGGCCAACGTCCGTAGCCAGGAACCCGTTGCCGTCGTTGATCCCGACCGTGCTGGACGCAGTGAGCGTGCCACGGGCGTTGGTGGAGGAGACGCTCGGGGTCAGCGTGGTCGGCGTCTGGTTCACGTCGCGGTACGGCCCGTCCATGTACGGGAACTTCACGAGCGAGAACTCGGTCGGGCTGAACCGCTTGAGTTGGTACGGCCCGTGGTCCGGGTGGCAGACCCACATGATGTCGGCGGACTGCACCCACTTGAGCGCGAAGATTTCCGTATCGTCCCAGGGCGTCCCAAGCTCGACCGGCACACCGTCCAGGATTTCCACGTCGTCGATGTCGATCAGGCCCTGCTGGTTGTCGGTCGTCTCGAACGCGAGGTGCATCGTGTTGGTGCCCTGCGGGTCCACGTCGACGACGTGCCAGCCGGGCGCGAGGTTGTTGTCGTACAGGTCGTTCGCGCCACGGCTGGAGCCCACCTTCACGCGCGTGAGGAACCGCTTGCTATCGGTCGCGTTCTCGATGCGGAAGGCGATAGTGTGGACCGTGTTCGTGTCGGTCAGCGAGATGTCCTGGTGCGCGATGGCGTGGTCGCTGCCACCCGCGTTCAGCGCCAAGCGACCGTTGCCGCGCGAGGTGTGGCCGATGTTCGCAGCGCCCTGGCTGTCGTCATCCCACCCGTTGATGTTGCTGTCGAAGGTCCCGTTCGTGACCGAGGCGCCCGACACGGCGTTGGTGAATAGCTGGCCCTCGTTCACGAAGAACCGCATGTAGCCGCCACCCATCTCCAGGACGTACGTCTCCTCAACGGAGAACTCGAACGGCAGGAGCCGCGTGGGGTTGTCCTGCTTCGTCTCCGCGACGAACTGCGTGCCGGGCCGCTTCATGACCCCGCCGTGTGGGATCACGATCATGTTGTTGAGTTCCTCCACGCCGTTGAAGAAGCCCTGGAAGTCGATCCGGCCTTGCAGCCGGGGGCTCAGTTCGCCGCGCGTGAAGTTCGTCTGAACGTAGTCGAAGCGGGCCATTACGTGTCGATGTCCCTCCAGTTCGGGTCCGGGAACTGATGCGGGGCCTGGAGCCGGCTGTTCAGCCACAGGTCGGCATCGAACATCTCGCCGGGCTCGTCCATCGCATCAGCGGTGCGAGCGTCCTGGAGCTTCTGGGTGTAGATTTGCCACGCATCGTTGCGGGCCTCGCGGCTCTGCACCAGCGGCACAGCGACCTCGCTGGCCAGCCGAGCAGCGACGGCCTCGCGCAGCAGCGCATCCCATTTGGACGGGTCCTGCTCGTCCTTCACGTACACGATGTGCAGCGGGGACCCCATATCCGTCAGGATGCGACGGCCTTCGATCTCGAACCGGGCGTAGCGGGGGTGGGCTCCGTTGATCCGCACGAGCCGGAGCCAGTCGGCGGGAAGCTGGTACTGCTTCTGCCAGCCAAACGCAGGGGCTTGGGCCAAGGCGCCGAGCTTGGTGCGGGTCTTGGCGCTATTCCACGGATGGTCCCTCAGCACAGCTTTACGCACGGTATCGTACCGCTCGGATACGACCCGTGCGCTTCGCGCGTCGTCACTGAACGACGTGATCGGCAGTTCACCGATGATGCTGAGGGCCGTATTGGCGACCTCAACCTTAGACGCCATGATGCCCTCCTAGAGATGAGAGAAGGGGGCCGAAGCCCCCTCCCCTTAGTCCACGACGTACTGGAACTGGACGTTCACGTTGCCGGAGCCGGTAGCTCCACTGGAGGTCAGGATGACCTCGATCTGCGCCGGAGCGTTCCCGGCCTTCGAGTAGCCGAGGAGTTCCCACAACGCCTTCGGAGCGTCAGTGGCGTAGGTGAAGCCAGCAGAGGCGCCGTCCGCGACGACCTCGTTCTGATCGGCACTGGACAGGTCCATGCCGTCCACGAGGCCATCCGTGTCGTTGGCGTCACCGATGTCCTCGTCGGTCATGCCACCGACACCATCGGTCGCCACCTTCACCTCGATGATCCGGGCGTTACGCGGAAGCCACGTCAGCCGGACCACCTCGCCATTACCCGGATTGCCGCTGGAGGCGCTGAACGTAGCCAGCGCACTCCGAACACGACCCCCGAGCGAAGCGGCGTCCACCTTACCCCGAATGGGGTTGGCGAACTCCTGGTACTGAGTGCTTTCGACATCAGCCATAGCTCAGGTCCTCCTTACGCCTTCGGGCTGCACTTGATCTCGACCACCTTCTCCTCCTCAAGGCGGGTCGCGCCCATCGAGGTGGAGTAGTAGATGTAGGTCGAGTACCGCTTGTCGGGCCGCTCGCTGATGCGGGCGGTCGGAGCCTGAGCCTCGGCCATGCCCATGCCGCTGCGGACATAGACCGGAACGCGGACATCGCCGTTGCCATCCGTGTTCAGAAGCTCGGTGTGGACGAAGTTGAAGCCCATGTAGGTGTTCACTTCGCCGTTCACGAGCGCCCGGACGGTGTTGTAGTCCGAGCTACGGATTTCGTCGATGCCCAGGAGGTCCTCGGTCTGGTCCGACTTCACGACGATGGTCGGCGTCTCAGCCTCCAGATCGACGTTGTTCTGCCGCAGCAGACCACGGGCCTGGGTCAGCTTCTCGACGTTCAGCCCCTGCTTGCCGTCGCCGCCGCTGTTGTCGGCACCCGTGCCAACATCGTTGGCGATCTGCTGGCTGGACGGGAAGGACTGAGTGGAGTTGCCCTCCTTGCCGACGACCGCATCCGAGAAGTAGTTCTCGATGATGATCTCGTCGACCTCACGACCGATGGCCCAAGCCGCGTTCTGGCTGTAGGCGCTCTGGGGGTCGATCAGGGTCTTGAGACGGTCGAAGTCGTCGATCAGGTCGCCCCACTCGATGTCGATCAGCGAGACGCGCCGACGCTCGTGCGGGGTGTCCACCTGCGGGCTATCAGCGTGCCGGGTGGTCACGCGCTGCGCCTCCGTGGGACCGATCTGGTCCATGAAGGCGACTTCGCCCGTCACGTTCGGCTCCTGCATCACGGTGTCCCGCAGCTTCGACCCGCGCTGCTGCGAGAGCATCATGATGTTGTCACCGAACTGCTTGACGAACGCAGTGGAAATCTGGTCGCTCATCGCAGTCTGTCTCCTCTGCTCGGTTGACTATCCACGGACTTTCCGTGGATGGCTCTCTCCAGCGTTCTCCCTCGCTACGCGCGGGGCGCTGCGTAAGGACGGGGCCGCGATGCGGTTGTCCCTGTCTACTGGAGAGGTTGAGGGAGTGGGGGCCTATGTCAACCCCCACCAAGTTTACGTGTCCGGGTACGCGTCCCGGTACAGCGCGTTCATCTTCTCGACGGCCTCCTGGTGACCCTCGGAGCGGCTGTCGAGGTACTTCTGCATGAACTCGGAGTTCTGCCGGAGTTCAGCGATCTCCTGGTTCGCCTGCTCCGGCGTACGCCCGAACTCGCCCTTGGCGCTGCCGCCGATGGTGTCCTCGGAGAGTTGCTTGCCCATCTCCGCGAACGCCTTCACGACAGCCGGGTGGTTCCCGAGGCCGGTCTGGTCGAGGACCTGCTTGAGGTCGTCACCGCCGAACTGCTCGACCGCCGTCTTAGCGGCCTGCATACTCTCGTCGAAGGCGTTGCCGAACTCCTTGCGAAGCTGCTTCTCGGAGTTCTGCCGGAACTCCTCGGCACGCTCCTGCATCTGGGCGACTTCCTTCTCACCGACGCCCTCGACGTACCAGGAGAACAGGCCCTTCACCTGCTCCTCGGAGAGGCCAAGCTCGTGGGCCTTCTGCTTGAACTCCTCGGTGAACTCCTCGTTCGGCTGGAACGTAGCGTCCTCCGCGAGGTTCGGGAGCCCGTACTCGGAGGGGTCCTCGGGGATCGTCCCCTGGTTCTCGTTGGCACCCTGGCCGAGCTTGCGCTCAAGCTCCGTGTAGCTCTTGGCGAGATCGTCCACGGACTTGAACTTTTTGAGGCTCTCCTGCTGCGCGAGTTCGCTGTCGGAGAGGCTGTCAACGATGCTGCCTTCGCCTCCGGCGCCCGCGCCGCCAGTAGCAGCGGTGGACCCCGGCTCGCCTCCAGCGTCACCGGAGCCTTCACCGCCACCATCTTCCGCAGCCGCGCCGCCTTCCTCGGCGGGAGCCATCGGGATGGAGGTTGTGGCTAGAAGCTCTCGGATGGTCATGGTTTACTCTCCTTCGAGTTCTGCGTGAGCCTGCCGGACCTTCTTCTGGAACTCGGCAAGGCTGATCTGGGTGTGGGTCAGGATGTAGGAGATGACGGCCCGCTGACCCTCACGGAACGCCATCTTGCGACCAGACGTGTCCTCACTCTCATCGAACGAGGGCGTCTGGTAGCGGGTGAACTGGCAGAGGTCCTCAAGCACGCGCTTACCCTCGTCGGAGTTGAACACGTACTTGTAGTCCTCGACCAGTTGTTCGCGGTGGTTACTGCTCATTGTTCCTGCTCGACACGCTTGCCAGGGTTTCCGAACTCTCGGCCAGGGCGCTGATGCCTGGACCGGCCTCCTTGAGCAGCGTAGCAAGCTGCTGTTGCTGCTCGGACTGCGTGGCCTGCTGCCGGGCCTGCTGCACCGTCTCGGGGTCCGTCAGGACCTCCGGCGGCACGTTGTTCAGTTCGGCCAGCAGCCGGATCGCCCGATCCACGTCGATGTTGCTCGCAGCCTGCGGGTCGACGTTAATCATCGGGATCACCTGCTGGAGCCACGCCAGGACCTTATCCGCGTCGGTCTGCTGCGCGGCGGTCGCCGCCTGGGACACGAACTCCACGTTGAGGTCCGAGCCCTGGATCGAAGCGGGCGGGTCCGGCAGCATGTTGTTCTTGAGCATCAGGGCGAACACCCGGTCGATCAGCGGACCCAGGAACTCGTTCTGGAACCGGCTGACCACAGGGCTGAGCGCCCGCAGGCTCTGCTGCTGACGCGCCGCGACCTCGGTCGCCTTGAGCGGCGAGGAGCTACCGCGTTGCAGGATGCCGACCAGGGCGTTCACGAAGAACGCCTCGGCCACGACCTGCTGCCGCGCCTCGATCATATCCTGGCCGATGTCCACGCGGCCACCGGAGGTGATCGGGGCGAAGCTCTGGCTCGGGTCCTGGCCGGTGCGGATGTAGTTCAGCCCGCCGGGCATCATGCGGACGGGATGCAGGAACCCGTCGTCCGGGACGGCCAGCGGCGGATCGACCACCTTCTGCGCCGACTTGATGACCGTCTTGCTCATCTCCTGGAGCATACGGATGTCGGGCAGCACCTCCATCGCCGGGCTGCGCCCATACGTCTCGCCGGTCACCTTGGACCAGCGCGACACGACGAACGGGAAGGTGTCGAAGCCGCTGAACAGCATCTTCGGCTTGTCGGCCTCGTTCAGGAAGTGGATCGAGGCCCACGGCTTGTTGCTGTTCAGCTTGTGCTTCGTCGCATCGAAGGTGTCGTTCGGCAGCACCGCCTGAACGTACTCGTGTTCCTTCTGGAGTTCCATGCGGTCGAGTTCGCGCGACAGGGCCTTGCTCTGCCGCACGGCCTCGGAACCGAACCGCTCGGCGGCTTGCCGGTTGGTGAGCTTGTACTTGCGGAAGTAGGTGTCCACCTTGCCGCGCTCGTTCTCCTGGATATAGGCTTCCGGCAGCGGACGGCTCATGAACCGGATGTCGCCATCCCGGTCGTCGATGAACATCGACATCGTGCCGAAGGCGGTCACGTCCAGGAACGCCTCGTGGGTACTCGGGAAGAAGTTCGCGTCCGGGTCGTTGAACACCTGGAGCATCTTGTCGCGGGTGTCCGCGAGCCACTGCTTCACCTCGCGATCCTCATCCGCGCCGGGCACGCGAAGCTGGAACCACTTCGTCTGAGGGTTGACCAGGAACTGCTGGAGCCCGGCAGCGAGCAGGCCGCAGGACTTCTGCGCCGTGCTGTCGAAGATGCGGTTCTGTCGCTCGGTGCCACGGGACCGCTGAACAGTGAAGTCGCGCCGGGGCAGAACGAGTTCGGCCACGTCCTGCCACAGGGCTTCCCAGTTCTTCCGGTCGCTCTCGGCGCCCTCGAACAGCTTGAGCGCCGGGTCCTTTTGCTGCGCCATCTCTCCTCCTTAGCTGCGGTGCGGGCCAGCCCTCCTGGGCGCGGCTCGGGCTGGACCCGCAGCTAATCCGGTTAATTCCTGCCTCGTCTGGGTCAGGAAGGCAACGCCCTATGCCCTGCGTCGGTTCGCCCTCTGCGCCCCAGGCGTTACCCGCGCATCGCGCTTCTGTTCTCTGGCTTCGTCATCCTCCTCTGCCGTGATATGGGACGAGGTGAGCGAGTTGCCAGTAGCGATTTTCCGCAGGACACGACGATCCCGCCGCTTCCAGTCGAAGGGCGGGACCGTCCTCGTGGGTCGATGTTGGATGCGATCCATGTTAGCCTCCCAGGAGGGTGCCGCGTTCGCCAGCACCGCGCTTCCGACCCGTGCGCCCGAGCGTCTCGGGACCGCCGTCGTCTCCAGTCTCGGTCAGGACCGTGGACGACCGACCCTGGCGGCGAGCCTCGCGGCGCCGCTGTTGGGCGCCCTTCTTCTGGGTCTGCTGGTCCTTCTTCTTGGGCGGTTCCGGGTCCGGCTGAACGGGAGGCGGTTCGGGTGGATCGGGGGAACTGAACAGGCCCATCGTTAACCTCCGAGCAGGGTGGGTCGGTTTGTGCGGCCACGAAGGCGACCGGGGCCTTCCGCGTCCTCGCCGGTCAGGATCGTGCCGCCGCCACGCGGACGCCGACGCGGCCCGGCTTCCTTGTCCTTGCCGCCCTTCTGGCCGTCCGGCTTCTTGCCGCTGGCACCCTTGTTGCCGCCACCGGCCTCGGGGTTCTCGGTGCGCCCTTCTGCCGGAGGCTTCTGGGTGCCCTCGCGAGCGGCCTGGGTGCTGTCGCGGCCAGGGTCGTTGCCGCCGGTTGGCGCCGAGGGCGTGTCCTTACCGCCGAAGGCTCCGGTCGCGCTGTTCGGGGCGGTCCCATTACCGCCGCCACTGCCGGAACTGCCTACGTTGCCGCCGAGCCCGGCACCCTCGGTATCGGTCGCACTGGCTGCGGCTTCGCCGGGGTTCGCCGCCATATCGGCAGCGCGGCCACCGAACGCGGAGCCAGTGGGCGTGCCACCTGCGCTGGTGCTGCTGCCGCTGCTGGTGCCGACACCGCCGATGGCGCTAGGGTCACCTGCGGTGCTGCCGAGCCCGACAGCAGCGTTGCCGACCGCAGAAGCCGCGCTGGCCGAACTACTACTACCGCCGGCACCAGATGAGCCACCGGCAGCGCCCATCGGGGCGATCATGAAGATGCGCTTGAGCATAGGAGGTCCTCCTTATAGCCAACTGCCCTGGCTCGGAAGGTACGATCCCAGAGGGTCCGTATCAACCGCCTGGGTCGGCTGATGGAACTTCCGCTTGAACGGGCGGGCCGAGCGAAGCTCCATCAGGGCGTAGTGCATGGCGCTCATCAGGTCGTCGTTCTCGTCCACGACCTGACCCTCCGAGCGGTGGTACTGGTTCTTCTCCCGGAACCACTCCCGGAGGTTGCGGAACACCTTGAGCCGCCCGTCGCGCATCCGCTGCTCAGCGAAGCCGATGATCGGCTCACGCGGCTGCGGGCCACGCTTCTGCGGATCGAGCGAGGCGCTCTCGGGCAGCATGTTCATGCCCTCTTGGCGGAACAGTTCCGAGAACGGACGGCCAGTGGCGCCGGGGTCGCGCCGGGCCACGTCGTGCGGCCACGCCACGGGTATCCAGTCGCCGCGCTTGCGGTACGCCTGCACGATGTCTGCGATCCGCACGTCCGGGGACTTCCAGCAGTCGTAGATGTAGGCGATGTCCTGGTCCGCGTCGTACGCGATCCAGACGAGCGCCGAGGGGTGGTTGATGCCCTGGTCGAACCCGCAGATGTGCCGGTAGTGCGGCGGGATGTCGAACGGCTCGACTTCGAGTTGCTCGTCCGGGATCGGGTAGATCAGGCCCTCACCGAACATTGGCAGGCCCTTCACACGGGCCTCCTTCATCGCCTCGCTGTACTGGCTCTCGATCTCCCGCTTCTCCTCCTCCGAATAGTGGGTAGCGTCGTCCAGCGTCATGTGGATGACGGAGCGGAGCTTGCGGCCCGCGTCGTCCGGCTGCGGCTCCAGGTAGCGGCGCACGACCTCGGTCATGCCGAGCAGCGGCGTGAAGGTCAGCAGCATGTGGCCCTTGCGCTTGTTCAGCCGGGTCACCGCCTCATCGTACACGTCCGCCGGGGGCTCCTCGTCGCACCAGATGCCGTCGAGCGTCTCGCCCTGCCATTTCTCGCGGCCCAGTTCGTAGGACTTGAACTTGATCGTCGAGATGCCGCCGGAGACGTGCAGCACCGAGATCGAGTTCACAGCGTCTGGGGTTCCCCTGGCCATCGAGGGCGATCCGGCGAGCTTGTCCGCCGGGATGGTGCCGGTGCCCCAGTTCCGTCCGCGCCCGAGGAGGATGCGCTGCGGGTTGTCGCGGGTGCTGTCGGACGTAACACCACCGACCCACCAGTGGTTGGCCTCCTTGTAGCGCACGCCGTCCCACCAATCGGGATATAGGCCGGTGGCGTGCATAGCGACTTCCATGCCCGCCGCAAGCGTCTTGCCAGTCTGGTTCCCGGCCATGAGCATCCGTTGGCGGAACCGCTTGCCCGCATTGTGGAACTCCTTCTGCTTCGGGGCTGGCTCGTACCAGTCGAGTTGGTTGTAGGTCTTGTGCTGCTCCAGGCGTTCGAGCAGTTCATTCAGTTCGTTCAGCTTCGCCGTATCGTTCTCGTCGGTACTCATCTAGGCCCTCCTGGATGGCCTCTGCCTCGTCGAGGTCCTTACGCTTCTGGGTTACGGGACCGGCTCGCCGGATGAAGCCCGCCTGAAACACCGGGCTCCTCGGCTTCCTCTGCCGGGTCCTCGTCTGAGCCTTCCGGCTCCCCTTGTTCCGCGCCATGAGCAGATGCTCCTTGATCGGGAGGGTGGGTGGGCGCCAACGACCTCTGGTCGTCAATGGTTTCGGCCTCGACCTCGGTGAAGCCCAGGCCCAGGTCGCGGCTAAGCTCGCGGATGCGCTCCTTGAGGCCGTCGATGCTCTCCTCGTTCGCCCGGTTGTCGGCGCTGCGGAAGTTGTGCTCGGGCCGGTAGCCGGAGCGGTCCAGCCAGTCGCGGGCCGCGTTCAGCTTCACGTTCTCGGACGTGGCGTTGACCATCAGTTCCTCAAGCACCCCCAGGGCCACGACGGCGCCGCTCTGGAGCTTCTCGCGGTTCTTCGCCTCGATAGCCGCCATGACGCGCGGCTCCTTGGCGATCTGCCGCCCGCGTTCGCGGCTGATGCCGCACGCCTTGGTCGCGGCGGCGCGGTCGCCGTGCTTCACGAAGGCATCGACGAACTTCTGCTCGGTTTGGTTGAGGCCGAAGCCTGCCATGCGTCCTCCTCGTGGTTGGCGGTGTCAACGCTCTGCGGCTGGAAGTGGCAGTATCCGAGGGATCGTGCAAGGTGCCATACACCCGGCAATATCGGTTCGCGCGTATTGTGGCCATATCACACGCGTACGCGCGCGTCGATTTTTCCCCCCAGGGGGGCCGATTAACCGAGATCGGGTTAACCTCCTGGCGATCCTAGTGGCACGCGTGCCACAAATGGGCGCGTGAGCGATTAACCTACAACAGGTTGATGCGCCTGCGCCGGGGGCCTGCCATTCAACTGAGGTTAGGTTGACAGGCTCTGAGGTTTGGAAACCCGCTCACACCGCAATCGCCCTGCGATTTGGCTTGCTTGACATCCGCCACCCGCTTGTGATAGCCTTGAGGTGCGGCAAGGCCGCGATCAACCGAGAGGAGGTTAACATGGCGCCGGAAACCACCATTCACGATGTCGCCACGGTCGACCAAGAGGTGAGCTACCTCGGCAACGGTCGACAGGTCATCAAGTACACATTCCGCGACAAGACCGGCGAGCCGTTGCACGCTGTCACGATGTTCGCGGCGGACAACCCGGCGAACGGCCACAAGGTCACGGAACATCGCACCATTCAAGGCTAGGTAGGCTGAGCGCAGGGTCATCCACGACGTTCCGTGGATGGCCTTGCCCTGAGCCCACTTAACCCACGAGAGGTTAACCATGCGAGTGAACGTCAAGACCATCAGCATCCAAGGTCAGCATTTCCAGATGACCGCTGAAAGCTATGACCAGCTAAACACGGCTCTCCAACTTGTCGGCGGATACGATGCGCCGCGAGCCGGGCAAATCGCCCTGGAAATGGATACGCGGCGCCTGCCGGTCTACCTCAAGGCGCCAAATCGCCAAACGCTCATGCTTGAGCCGGTCCAATAAATGGGTTGCAAGGTGTGCCGCTGGCATGATAGGCTAGTGGCACACCCTGGAGCCCATTTAACCAAGAGGAGGTTACCATGTTCACGCTCGGCTCTGAAGCTCGCCTGATCGTTCCCTATCAGGACAAGGCGGGCAACGCCGCCGACGTTAACCACTATCAGGCTATGGCCATCGAAGTGGCAGGCGGCGCGACACGATACGACGCGCACGGCTCTTGGCTGGACGATAACGGCAATCTGGTTCAAGAGCCCGTGGCCGTGCTGGACATCGCCTGCGAGCCCGGCTCAGCCGTAGAGAACAGCCTGATGGACCTTGCCGGCGAGGTGGCCGAGGACCTTAACCAGGACGCGGTTTACTTCCGCGATGCCAGCGGCAAGGTCCACTTGATCGACCAGGACGACCGTCCGGCGGGTTGACGTTGGGCGATGCCGGGTGGCATACCGTCGCCCGGCATCCCTCAACGCCAAACGCTCGGAGGCAAGCATGTACCGCGACCATCAACCGATATGCGCTCAGCACGCGAGCGAGCCGCAAGGCTTCCTGGAAGCCGGGGCGTTCGTGCTATGCACGATCCGCGTGCCGCTGGAGCGGGCGATCATCGACTTTCAGGACTGGAAACTGAACGGCTCTGAGCGGGCTTTCTGGGGATGGAAGCGCCACGCGCTCGGGCAATTCCAGGCGAACGCGGCTGAGCGCAAGCGCACGCTAGATGCGCTCTACCCTGACCGCGATGCGATGCTCGCAGAGGTGTGCCGCTGGCGCGGCTTCGGCCCCGCGAAAGGCGGCTTCCTACTGCAAATCGCCTACGGCCTGAGCGGATGCCTGGACAGTCACAACCTCGCCGCGAACGGTCTGGGCGAGCGCGAGTTCAGGATCGACGGCAAGGGCGAGCGCGGCATCGCCCGCACGGTCCAGCGGTATCATAAGGCGGTTGACACCGCTGGCGGATGCGAGGCATTGTGGGACACATGGTGCGAGGGCATCGCAGCCCTGCGCCCGGATACATGGACTAGCGGCGATCAAGTCAGCCGTTACCATGCCATCGCCATCGCAGGCGACGATGGCGAGCCCGATGAGCCACCATTCTAAGAGGAGGTTACCATGCGCGATCTGCGAACCATCAAGGCTCAGGAGGAGAAGCAAGCCCTCACTGCCCTGCTGAAAGGGCGCATCTCGGCGGCTCAGGCCGAGCGAGCCCTGATCGACCTGGGGAACGATCCCATCAAGGCTCGCGATAAGGTCCAGAGCTACTGCTAGGTAGGCTGAGCGGTGCGCCTGGGCCTCGGCCTGGGCGCATCCCTGAGCCTATCAGCGGCTCTGTGAGCCCACTGCGGCAGCCTAATGTAGTTTGTTGCTGCTAGGGGCGAGGAACAACTAGGAGGAGCTATGGATACCGTGCATCACACCGAACAGCGCAAGCGCAACGCTGGCCCGACCGTCCGTGGCGTCCTAGGCGCGATCCTGGGCCTGCTGGCGTTCAAGGCTCTGCTGCTGGTCGCGGCGAGCGTGTGAGCCTGGGCTGTTGCCCTGTAAACTTTCCGGGAAGTGGACGCGAGAACCGGGGAGAGGATGGGATATATAAATATATGTATATATATTTTTGCAGCGTGACGGGAAGCCCGTCCCCATTCCCCCGTGCATCTCTGTCCGCCAGAACTTTACAGGGCAACAGCCAAGGCTAGGGTTGACAGGGATGGCCCAGGGTGCCATCTCTTGAGTATGGCAGCGAAGCGAGAGGAGGCTATCATGGCTGCGAAGCAGAACGTCCCCGCCGAGCAGGCCGAGCAGGACTACGCCCGGCATCCGGTTCTCCAGGAAGCCGAGGTCAAGCAGGCTGGCAAGGCGTGGCGCACGCTCAAGGACAACGCGGTGCGCGATCTCAAGCACTGGTGGAACGTCGGCAACGGCCTGCTGACCGTCTACAACCGCCTGGAGGCGGACAACGGCAAGGCGCCGAGCCGCAAGGAGTTCGGCAAGGCCCTGGAGGCTGCTGGCCTGGGCGACATCCCGCAGCAGACCCGCTCGGCGTCGATGAAGCTCCACCAGGAGTTCGATAGCCTGGAGGAGGCCCAGGGCTTTCTCAAGGAGATCGGCTCCAGTGCCGCGAACCCCGAGGCCGTCCAGAAGGCCCTGCGGTCCTGGCGCAAGCAGGCCGAGCAGCCGCAGGCCCAGGTCGAGGACCAGCGCGATCCCGGCAACACGGTCGAGGACGCCGAGTACGCGGACGCGAACGAGGGCGACGGCGGGCCTGCGCCGGTCGACGCCCAAGAGGAGGCGCCGCAGCCGAGCAACCGCGAGGCGCAGCGCACCTCGGGCACCGATCCTTGGTGGATGAAGCAGGCAAACCAGATCGCGGACCTGCCCGATCTGGTGACCGAGATCGACCCCTACGGCCTCGCCTCGGCGTGCAAGGATGTGACGCCTATCGAGGAGAAGCTGACCGCCGACCGGCGCAAGCGGGTTCGGCAGCGCGCCGAGCAAATCCTCGCCTTCCTCGACGCCTTCGAGGAGGACGACGACCAGGAAGCCAGCGGGTAGGCTGCTGGTAGGGCCATCCACGGAGCCTCCTTGGATGGCCCCTCCAGGAGCCCACCAGCGAGAGGAGGAAGCTATGGAGTTCCATCTGACCAAGAAGATCGAGAAGCGCCTGGGCACGGTGAACGTCCGGCAGAACGATGACGGTTCAGTGACCCTGGAGGTGGTCGGCAAGCACCCCGATTTGGCCGGTAAGGACCCCGAGGTGATCGGCACCAAACTCCGGCAGTCGATCCTCACGGTCCACGTCAACGACGACGGCACGCCGGAGATCACCTACCACGACAACGCGTTCGACGGCACCCTGTAGGAGGCGACGATGGCGACCAAGGTTCGCATCAGCAACCACCCGATGCCCGAGGGCGACGGGCTGTTCATCCACATCCTGGAGAAGAACCCGGAGGGCGGCATCCAGAGCGATGCCGCCGTCGCCTTCACCAAGTCCGAGTTGCTGCACTTCCTGGCGAGCGTCGGTGCTGTTGCTCGCCAGGACGACAGCCTGGACGAGACGACCCTGGAAATCCCGGACGACGAGGAGGGACGCTAATGGCGCGACCGCCGAAGGACGATCTGGAGGTGGCCGAAAGCCCGAAGCAAATCCTGGACCTCGCGGATGCGATGGGCGAGGTCCGGGTGCCTTGCCGGGACGACAAGCACGCCAACAGCGTCAAGGTGCGGCTGTCGTCCTGCCGCGCCCGCGAGGCTCGCAAGTTCGAGCGTCAGGGCGAGGGGCCGAAGGAGATGTGTCCGCTGCACAATCTCGTGATCCGCAAGGATGGCGCAGAGGTCATCGTCAAGAGTGAGCCGATGAGCTTCTACTTGCCGGAGGACTGAGCAGCGAAGCTCTCCGAGCGCATAAGCGTGCGGATGGTGGACACGGGCCAGCCGACCACCTCCGCCACGCGCTCGGGGTCCTCGCCATCGCGGATCAGCCGCAGGACCTGGGCGTGCTTCTGCTGTAGGTCTTTCGTGTTCATCGCGTCCTCGGAGGTGTTCATGACCCAGAAGGATAAAGACGACCTGCTGGTTATCCTGATCGGTGGGCCGATCTTCACGGCGCCGTTCTGGATACCGATCATCTGTTGACGTGGGCCTCGGGCCTATGGTACACCACCCCTAGCAGCAACAAACTACATTAGGTGCCGAGAGGAGGTAGCGATGGCTAAGCGAGTGACGCACCGAGCCGAGGTCGAGTTCGATCTGGACCCCGGCATCAGCGATGCTGCGATCACGATCCTGGCCCAGGCCGAACAGACCGCCGAGGGCCACGAGCCACACTTCAACCCGGTGACCGGCGACGGTGATCCCGGCGGGCCGGATGAGTTCGACACCGATCTGTACGTCTGGGACACCCATCGTCATCGGTGGGAGCCGCTCCAGCGTCGGCAGTGGGAGGTGTGGTTCGGCAAGGGCTCGTTCGACAACCTGCTGGAGTTCATGGAAGGCGAATTGGAGAAGGTCTAATGCCGAGGTCCAAGATCGACCACTTGGAACGGCAGGCGCTCGACGCCTGCCGCCTGGAGAACCGCCGGATCGAGCGGGACTGGGTGATGCACCACCTGGAGCAGGCCGAGCGCATCCTCAACACGACGTTCAACGGCGTCGGGGTCGCGCACCTCGACGACGCCCGCAAGACCCTGATCGAGGAGGAGTTTCCCGATGAATAGTGCGCGCTATCGCGAGAAGCAGAAGCAGCAGGCCGAGATGCACCTCTCCACTGTGCGGCAGCGTCTCAAGCGGGCGATGTCGCACATGGAAAACGGGGAGGAGGTCGCGGCGATGTCGTCGGTACGGCTCGCGGCTGAGGCCGAGGCGTCCTGGCGGCGGGCTCGGCGTCGGGCCACCGGCAAGTCCCTGGCCGAGGCGCGCTGCGTCGTGCCCGGCAGCGTCGACCGCGAGGACGACAACCTGGAGAGCCTCGCGTATCACGATAGCGGGACCCCGGACTGATGCCCGAGGTCTACCCGTTCGAGCGTGGCGCCGAGGCGTTCCCGTTTGTCCGGCGGGCGTTCCATCCGCCCGCCTCGTCCTGCGGCGCATACCGCCAGTCCTGGCGCTTGGAGGACGGCTCCGAGGTCGTCATCGAGCGCGGGGACCTGACCCGCACGGGGCCGTGCATGGTCTACTTCTATGGCCCACACGAGCCCCGGCTGACGCCACCGCAACCCACCACGCGCATGAAGGAGAAAGCATGACGGTCAAGGACGGCTTCAAGTTCGGGATCGGCGTGATCGGGGCGTTCGTCGTGGTCTACGTCGTGGCCTTGACGCTCCCCGCCCTCCTGATCATCCTCGGGGGTTGACACGGCCATACATCGGGGCCATCTCTTGGGTATGGCGATAAGAAAGGAGGTGAGCCCCGATGCCCCGATCTCGCAACACGCACAAGGTCACGGTGCGGATCGACTACCAGGACTACCTGACGCTTCGCAATCTGGCGAAGGAGAACAAGGAGAACGGGCGGATGGCAGCGATGTATCCGCACTACTGGAACGAACTGCTGCGGCGGATCGTCCGTGATCGCTGCGACGATATCCGCGCCGCTCGCGAGTACAAGCTGCGGCCAGCGAAGGAGGCAAGCTGATGGCCGAGACACGTCAGCCCGATGCCTACGACGAGGACGGCTCCCCGCTGTACGAGATCACCCCGCCGAACATCGACGAGGTGATGGCCCAGAAGGAGCCGCTTGGCTACGAGAGCGCGAAGCGTCTGGTCGAGCATTACCGGGCCAAGCGGAACAACTGGAACGTGAAGAAGGCCAAGGAGCGCAAGCGCAAGGAGGCGTCATGATCGAGGACCACGACAGGTTCTCGGCGCAGAACCCCAAGCTCCAGATCATGTGGTCGCCCTCCAGCCTGGGCCTCTACATGCGGGACCCTGCCTTGTACTACTTGGAGCGGGTGGAGGGGTGGCGTGAGGACCCGCCGCCGATCAACCTGCTGTTCGGCAAGGTCTACCACGAGGCGCTGGAACGCTACGACCGGGCCGTGCTGTACGGCACCGACCGTGAGACGGCCATGATCCACGCGCTCCAGTTCGCCTGGGATCAGGCTCGCGAGCCCATCCACGGATGGACCTTGGATGACATCGCCGCGCTCTCCGGCAAGGACGCCGAGCGGGCGAAGAACACCGAGGGCCTGATCCGCAGCATCGTCTGGTACTGCGAGGAGCATGGCGGTCCAGACGATCTCGTGCAGCCGATCTGGCTTGGCGATAAGCCAGCGGTCGAGGTCGAGTTCCAGATGCCGCTGCCGATCTACTCGCCCTACGGGGAGCAATACTGGATCGGCGGCGTGCTGGACGGCATCGTGCAGGTGGGCGATGAGCTATATGTGCGGGAGCGCAAGACGACCGCCAGCCAGCTTGGCCCATACTACAAGAGCCGGTTCGACCTTGATCCGCAGATCGACACGTACGCCCTGGCATCCAAGGTGTGCTACGAGCAGACCCCACGGGGCGTGCTGGTCGAGGCGACCCAGATCGGCAAGACGTTCAGCCGGTTCGGGCGGTTCTTCCAGAGCCGCACCCCGAGCCAGCTTGACGAGTGGCTGGAGGACATCTGCTACTGGATCAAGCGGGCTGAGTTCGACGCGGAGCAGGGGCACTGGCCCTGCAACCGCGCCACCACCAGCCTGTACGGCGGGCATCCGCTGTACGGTGCGATCAGCCGCCCTCGGGCGGTGCGCCAAGGCTACCTGGATCAGAACTTTGTGCAAGAGAGGAGGCACAATCATGGGTAAGGTTTTCGTTCCCACCATCAGCACTTCCGGTCGCGGTGGCAGTTCGTTCACGGCGGGCCGTAAGTATCCGCTCCTGGCCGAGGAGGAGTACACCAGCGATGGCGAACTGATGAACGTGCAGGTCAACGACGACAACGGTCGGTACTGCTTCATCCACGTCCCGAACAGCACCCACTTCGGTGATCCGCGCAAGCCCTGTGGCTTCGTGGCGTACGATGTCAAGGATCGTACGTCCTCCGACTACCTCTACGAATATGGCCGGAAGTGGCGCGAGTTCATGGAGTACGGCGTGACCGCTGGCACCTTCGTCCGTCTGCTGGAGCAGCACGGGTTCGATACGGCCATCAAGTACGCCAAGGGGCAGGAGGCTCAGATCGACGAGGACATCTTCGGTGAGCCGGAGCCGAAGTTGGCCACGTACCTGATCGCCCCGGCCCCGGAGAGGTCCGGGGGCTACCCCGCCGGGACCGTCATGAAGGTGAGCAGTCAGCACGGGGACGAGCTTTTCTTTGGCGAGATCGTCTACGTCCCCGGTCGTGATCCGCACAAGTTCAAGGGGTTCAGGACGAACGCCCGCACGGACGACTGCGCCCACCTCGATGGCGATCACGGCTGGATCATGTTCGAGGACTACCCCGAGCGTTGGGAGGACTAATGAGCGTCGTGAAGCTCGGGCCTCGGCGTCACGCCTACGACCAGGACGGCAAGCATGTGATCGCCACCGGCACCGCGCGGAAGGGGAAGGTCCACGCCGACCTTCCCCAACGCCCGCTCTCCGAGAACGAGTGCCGGAACGTCGAGTACATGCTCTCGATCCTGCGGGACGATGCCAAGGCCCACAAGCAGGAGGAAGTGCAGCAGAACACCGATCCTGGACCCGCCAGCGCATAGGGCTTGACAACGGGGCCATACGGTCCCACATGGTAGGTGTAGGCGAGAGGAGGAACGATGGCCAGCCTGGACAACCACCAATCCCGAGAACGGTCCAAGCTGATGCTCGTCGGGGACAACGGCAGCGGCAAGTCAGCGGCGCTTGCCGCCCTCGCCAAGGAGGGCTACGAGCTATTCATCCAGGACTTCGATGACGGCCTGGATGTGATCGCTCAAATCCTGGCCGATGACCCCGAGGCTCAGAAGCGGGTCCACTACGAGACGCTCAAGGACAGCATCAAGTTCAAGGGTGGCAACCCCACGGTGAAGGAGCCGAAGGCGTTCAGCCAGTCCATGAAGCTGCTCAACAAGTGGGTGGACAGCGAGACTGGCGAGGACTTCGGCAGCATCGAGGACTGGGGTCCCGAGCGGTGCCTCGTCGTGGACAGCGCAACCTTCCAGGGCAAGGCCGCTCTGAACTTCACGCTCTGGAAGAACAACCGCCTGGAGAAGCCCAAGCGCATCCAGGACTGGGGTGACGCCATCGAGCGTCAGGAGACGATGTTCGCCTTGGTCACGGACGACGCGATCAAGTGCAACGTCATCGTCATCGCGCACCTCGCGCATCTGAACCAGTCCGGGGACGATGACGACGAGGAGAGCGTGGCCCAGACCACCGAGAAGCGGTATCCCACCGTTCTCGGGAAAAAGCTGCCGCCGCACGTCGGCAGCTACTTCAACACGGTCGTGCAGGCCAAGGTGAAGGGTGGCGGTAGCGCCACGCGCCGGGTGATCTCGACCGTGCCTGACCCCGACGTTGACGTGAAGGTTCCCGTCATCAAGGGGCTGGACAAGGAACTGCCGGTGGACACCGCTCTGCCGAAGCTGTTCAAGCAACTCCAAGGGAAGTAGGAGGAAGCGATGACTGATTTCGAGAACGAAGTGCTGAACGCCGAGAGCCAGAAGCCCGTCGATGCGCCGGTCGGCACCTGGAAGGGCAAGACGGTCGGTGCCCTCCAGTTCAAGGGTCCGTTCGACACCAAGAACGGCGGCAAGGTGATGCAGGCCGTCATCAACGTCGTCCCGGAGGAGCCGTACGACGACGTGGACGCCGAGGAGGCCGAGGAGTTCCAGTCCGCTGCGGACGCGAACACCGTGCGCTTCTCGAAGCCCATCTTCCAGGACGACAACGGCAAGCCGTCCAACCGGGACCTCTACACCCTGGATCGCATCCTGGAGAGCCTCGGCTTCGAGGGCTCCCGCGCGGAGGCCACGAAGAAGGGCGCTCTGAACGATCTGGAGTGCAAGGTCCAGGTCGAGGAGAACGACCGGGGCTACAAGGAGGCGTCGAGCCTCGTCGCCTACAGCCCGGAGGAGGACTAAGCCATGAGCTACACGTTCCCGGAACCGGGGGAGGATAACCCCTCCCCCGAGGTTCAGGCCGAGGACAAGATCGAGGCTCGGATCAGCGATCTGGAGTTCGAGAACAAGGCGAACCTCGGATACGCCATCGCTCGGCTCGTCGAGAACTGGCAGCGCCAGGGTGGCTCGACCATCACTGCTCTCGGCGTTCTCGACTACGTGGCGTTCCAAACGAAGCGTGACTTCAGTAACTGGGGTTCGCCCTCCGACGACTGATCCTCTCTCCGGCGAAGTCCATCCACGGATCGTCCGTGGGTGGGCTTCCCGCTGGTGCGAGGCGCTACCGGCGATCAGTTCGGGAAACCGGCTGACGGTGTTGATCGACGAGCCGCGTGTACGCCGTAGTAGCGCCTCACATGAGCGGAAGGAGGCGCACATGAAGGAAGTACCAGAGGAGAAGCCGGACTGCGACAGGCCCGACATCATGCTGCTGGCCGAGGCCCCCGGCGACGAGGAGGTGGTCAAGCGTCGGCCCTTGGTCGGGCCTAGCGGACGGCTGCTGAACATGCTGCTGTACCGCAGCGGCATCCGGCGCACCGGCTGCCTCGTGGACAACGTGTTCCACTGGCAGCTAGACGGCAACGACCTCAAACCGTACACGCTCAACAAGGCGGCGTACGTCAAGGCCGAGAAGCCCGAGGTCGACAAGGAAGTTTCCGACATCGGCGCCATGCCAACGCCAGCGGGTGGCTACCTGGACCCGCAGCACTGGCCGAGCCTCCAGCGGCTCAAGGACAC